ATTATATGTATATTCGATTGTATTGTCTTCATTATATTTAAATTCAAATATGTTGTCAGATATATTATGAAATGGATGTTCAAGATTATACTGTCGGTGTAATAAAGCTTTGATGCCTTCCATAACTAGGGCGACATCTTTTACATATTTATCGTCATTGATATCTACACCATACGCTCCGAACATATTAATTACATCAGGAATCATGTCATTCATAACTCCAGCCACATGTTCTTTTCGAGTCTGAGTCACCTTATCATGAATTTCTTCGATGTTTTGAGGTGGCGCGTCTTCTCGACGAAAGCCTGGAAATAAGATTACGTTGTCTGTCATTTAACAACCCTTAATAGAATGGTATCTTGATTGATTCGGCCGTTAGGCTTTGACTCTACAGTCTTGATCTCGTCCATGAACTTGCGTAGGCTGACTTTGCCTGCACCAAGCAATGCTTGAATAGAAACATCTGGCTTTCGCAAGCTTTTGCTTGTAGAAGTTTCGATATCATAACCAATCAAGGTAGTGCCCTTCACTTGGATTCCAGCTGGACCAACCGAGTCATATCGACTCAGTTTCTTGTACTTGGTATTGTAAATCCATAGCTGTGTACATCCTACGATCTCGGCTGGATGAACAGAGACAATCTTGAGTGAAGGCTCTTCCTTCTGATATTTAAGGTTCTTGACCAGATCAACTGCGGACTTTGCTTTCTTCTCGCGTGGCTTGCGAATCTTGACAGCCTTCTTATTATTTACATAACGATCGATGTCATCGAAGAAACTCTGCCAAAAATTAATCCAAAACTTTTGACGCTTGCCAAAGGCTTCTTGAACTTGCTCGTCATTCGATATGATTTCTTCGTATTGAGGACGATAGTAGTCAGCCACGATGCCAAGAATCTGAGCGTTTAGTTCGTTCGCTTGACAGAAAGTGTACATCGAGAATTCTTTGCCATCGATAACATTATCGAGTTCTTCTTCGAGACTCGTAATGATGTAATTGGCCTTCTCACGAATGCGAGCTTGAATGTCGACGACAGGCTTTGGAGCATCTTCGACTTCTTCAACAATCTGACTGGCTGCCACAAGAAGCTTCTTGACATTATCATTGAAGTAGTCAAGATTCTTCTGCGGCAAGACATTACCATTGAGGAGAATGCGAGCGATGTTACCAAGAGTTTGGGAAATCTTCCACTTTGGCAACTTACGCAAGAGGGCGAGTTGGTCCTTGGTATAATTCTTCTTGGCATAAGCGAAGAACCAGTCACGCGACTGATCATCAGATGCCATGTAGTTATACCAATTGAGTGCTTGACTGAAGTGTGTAATTACGATAGGCTCAGAACCATAAGCTTTGTCATCGATCGACCGAATAGCCGCACGAGAGATCTGTTTGGGTTTAGCTTTTACCTTAATGACCATGTTTACCCTCTGTAGTTTCCTTGTTGCATTATTCAACCTACCACACTTTTGATAATTTGTACACAGTTATTTTTGCGGCCGTGTTTATAACGCGCCACGTTTTTCAAAAATCCAATCGTTGTCATTCAACCAATTGATCGTACGGTTCAATGACTCATAAATGGAATACTTTGGCTTCCACCCAAGCGCCGTGAGTTTGGTGATATCAAGGATGTTTATAATACTATCACCAATCCAACCGCGCTCATTGCCTGACCACTCGACCCGAGGTTTTGTGCCGGTTAGTTCAATGATAGTGTCAACCGATTGTTGAAGGGTAAAGTACTCATCATTGCCGATGTTATAGATTTGATTCGGTTCGCCCTTCTCGATGGCAGTCAGCATACCCTGAACACAATCATCAATATCAAGATACGACTTTTGTTGTGCCTTACCACCTAGAACATAGAGATATGATGGGTCGTCTCGTAGTGCCAATGAAAAGTTATAGGCATGACCATGGGTATATCGCGGGCCTAGGATAGAGACATATCTGAACATATACGTATCCCAATTGTATGCTGCACCATAAGCTTGAATCAATCCTTCACCGGCAAGTTTTGATGCGCCATAGAATGAGGTTTGAATCGGAGTTGAAATACTCTCAGGTGTTGGAATAATTGGAGAATCTCCATACATTGCACTAGATGATGCAAAAGCAATTTTTTTAATCCCAAGAGATCGCATTGCTTCTAAAACATTTGATGTGCCAATTGTATTAACAAGCAAATCTTTGGTTGGGTGTTGTGTACCAAATCGAATGTCAGCATTAGCTGCAAGATGGAATACAAAGTCGCATCCTTCCATTGCCACCTTCATCCATTCTAGATTTTGAATGTCACCTTCGAAGAATTCAAAATTTACATTCTTGTTTGCTTCTATTAAGAACTCGGGACGTCCTGTAGCAAAGTTATCATAACCAACAACCTTATGTCCTTGTGCTAGCAAGGTATCTACCATTGTACTACCAATAAAACCGGCGCAACCTGTAATAAAATACTTTGTCATTTTAAACCTCATAGTTTTAATGTATCTAAATCTGTATTAGAAATTCTAAGATCTTGTGCAATGCAATGCATAATGATTTGGTGGCAATCTTCTACTACACCATAGTTATTTGATTTAACATGAATAATGTAGTCAGCAAGGTCTTCGTCAACTACTGCACCGCCATCAAAGCCAACCATAGCAAAAGTAACATAATTTTTGGCTCTAGCTGCTTTAAGTGCGTTAATAATATTTGGTGAATTGCCACTTGATGAGATTACAAACACCGCTGACATATTTCTAGGATACCATTCAATCTGCTTAGAGAAGACATGGTCGTATCCAATATCATTTGCGATTGCTGTTGTAATAGAAACATTTGATGGCAGTGAGATTACAAAAGGTGATAGGTGTGTATCCATACCAATACCCTTTGTATGATCGCATGATAGATGTTCAGAAATTGCAGCCGAACCGCCGTTGCCGCAAACAAGAATTGGTCTTTTTGTTGAATAGAAATCACATAGACGGTTCTTAAACACTTCAATAGACTCAACGTCAATATTATCAAGTGCCTGTTGAATTTTTAACTTATATTCATAAAAATAACTCATGATCTCATTTCCACCGTTGATCCTTGGTTTGTAAACTTGATAGGTAAACGCTCATAGTTTTCCATTGCGGTTAAGAGTTCAGTCTTTTTTTTATCTGGGCAATAGACCAGTAAATATCCACCGCCACCTGCACCTAGAATTTTACCGCCAAGTCCACCATTTTTCATTGCTAGATCATACATCTCATCAATATCAGGATTAGAGATGTTAGCGGCAAGAGTCTTCTTAATCTGCCATGTCTCGTCTAACAGCTTACCAAAGTCATCAACCTTACGATTCTCTAGAAGTTTAATAGAGTCTTTGGCAAGGTCAACTATTGTCTTAGTTATATCAGAAGCATTGCTAGTTTTGATGTTACTAATCTGATCTTTGAGGATTGAACTTGTCTTACGAGTGCGACCAGTATTAAACATATACAAATTATTGTTTAGTTCATGAAGCGTACTTGGATCAGCTTGAATAGGCCGGACCTCAATATCTGTCTTATTAAAGTAGATGGCATTAAATCCACCATATGCAGCTGCATACTGGTCTTGTTTGCCAATAGGTTGCTTGCATAGGTGGATCTCAACAAAACATGCCAATTCGGCCAATTCCTTAGGACTCAAGAGCTTGGTGCTCTTGAGTGCATGAAGACCATTAATTAATCCAACAGTGAATGTTGACGACGAGCCGAGACCTGTCCCCTCTGACGTAATGTCAGAGAAGGAACAGATTTCCATATGGGATGTAAGCTCAAAGTACTTGAGGCATTCCCGTACAATGTTATGCTTAATTTGCTCAACATCAGATACTAACTCAATCTTAGACCAAATGATTTTAAGATGGTTAGGAAAGCACTTGTTGATTGCAAGATAGATGTTTGTATTTATTGCAGTAGAAACAACCAAGCCTTCATGATTATCATAAAAGGCTGGAATGTCTGAACCACCACCAAAGAAGGATATTCTAAGCGGGGTCTTTGTAACTAACATTGATTATCTCGGATTTGTATTGTATGTAAACGACACAGAAGTCTGACTTGCCTGCCTACGTGATTCTACAGTTGGATACTGATCAACCAAGGACGTAAGCAATCCAGTCCACTTACTATGAACTAAATCAATATTATAACGACGATCAACATACATCTTGTTAAAGAGTAAATTGTTCTTTACTGAATCACTATTAGCGCGAATTGCTTGGATTGCATAATCCAACACACCGCAAAAGCGATTAGCATGTAGTTGCGGATCTATTGTACCATCATACATGAAGTTCAAGCACCCTGTTGTATCTGGCAGAGCAGCAAGGTTAGGATGAACGCAAAGCATACCAGCACTCATTGCTTCTAATACTGCACGGCACATCGTTTCAGGCCAGATATTAGGATATGCAAAGATATGATAATCCTTGATCATAGTCTGTAGTTTACTGTGTTCAGTGAATCCATGATATGTGATTTGTGGATGCTCACGACAAATTTTGTACAGTGGTTCAAAATGTTCGTCGCGTGCGTCCCAACCATACATCTTAAATGATGAATGGACATGGAGATGAATATCCGGATTATGTTCGGCAAGCTTTAGAAATACAGGAACAAGGATCTCTAGACCACGATGTGGTGTAGTAAAGTATGCAATGTTAATTTTATTTGTTGGCTTGGTAAAAATATCGTAATCAACTAGTGGGAAAAAACCGCCTTCAATGACAGTTGACCGGTGATCAAAAGGAAGATCTAGTTTATTCTGAAACTGCTGATAGTGCCAGTTAGATAGAAATACAATCTTATGAAAGTCATTTCGGAACTTTGGATCCTTAAGTCGACTGCTTTCTGGATCGTTTGGAAGATTGTGTTCAAACCAAATACGAATCTTTTCAGGTTCAAACTTACGGAAACGACTAGGAGTGATGTGAACTTGCTCAAGAAGTTCACGTGGCACAGTGCCATCATAAACAAACTCCATGTACATCTCTGTACCACCGCGGGCATTCTTACCAACTTCATTAGTTTCAATCAAATCAAAGTTATTCTTCATTAAATACTCCTGGCTTTTAGTTCAATTAGATCTTCATTCATAGTGTTAGCCACCTTTCATTATTGAGAGTCCAGTTAACAACCTCTTCAAGTCGTTGATAAACCGGTGCAGGTTCCCATCCCATATTCTTCATCTTACTGCCGTCAAGCGCATAACGAAGGTCATGGCCAGGACGTTGCGAGTGGAAGTCTACCATCTCGTAGTTTAGTTGTTTGCCTTGAATGTTTGCAATCATACTGGCAAGCTCAAGGTTATCAAGTTCGGTTGCACCGACAATGTTAAACTTCTGGCACCTGGCACCACCATAGTCATGTTCAAGACCTGAGACATCATAAGGCAGAAGGAACATTAGTGCATCAGCCACATCTTTAGCATGGATGTAATGACGTGAACCAGCCTTAGTCTTCTCAGCATTCGAGTGAATAGTTATAACTTCACCATCACGTGCACGCTTGATGCACATCGGAATATACTTTTCAGGATGCTGGCGCTCACCAAATACGTTCATTGTGTGGGTGATGATTGCTGGGAGTTTATAAGTATTCTCATATGCAACAACTAGCTCTTCACCACCTGCCTTCGAAGCTGAGTATGGATTAGTTGAGTTGTATCGATCGTTTTCTTTATACTTGACTCCACCAGGTGCTGGACCAAAGATCTCATCTGTAGAGAAGTAAATGAACCGTTCTAAGTTGTCTTGTGTTCTTGCAAACTCAAGGATGTTTGCTGTACCTACAACGTTATCAAGGATGAATTCCATTGGGTAATCAATGGAACGATCAACATGTGAACCAGCAGCAAGGTGAGCAATGTAGTCTACTTTGCCGATTAACGAGCGGATCTGAGGATTCAGTTCTGCTTTAAGATCGTGGTGAACAACTTTAACACGACCAAAGTAATCATCTTGTACGATTTCTTTTAGACGGTTCAGGTTGCCAGAAAAATCAAGTCGGTCAAGTGTTACGATATTCCAATCGGTTTCATTTAAAATCTTTTCGATGGCGTGATGGGCAATAAACCCAGCACCGCCAGTAATTAATATAGTTTTACTCATCATCAAATCCTGGAAAGATAGACCGGTCTGCAATTGCAAAGAAATCTTTATCACTGATAGCCTTGTCATCGACCCATACGTCGTATGATGGCTTTCCTAGATTAACTTCGTGGAACTTGCAGCCCCAGTCATTTAGTTGTTGTGTAGTGAGTTCTGTCCAGTCGATTCCCGATCCTGAACCACGAGCAGTCCAATACTTAATAGTATGGCCTTGATCGTATAGTTTATTTATCTCTTCAATACGTTGCCTGAATGGGATGGAAAGATCATAACGATGCTTTCCATCCATAAAAGGAGTCAGGCAGATAGTCTGGTCAATATCTACCATGTAGATCATGGTTCTATATTGAATCCAATGATTGAGTCATAACGAAATGAACGCCATCCCAGATTTTCGAGATCCCATACAGCGAGCACGTCTGGATTTGGAGTCTTTTGTTGTTTAAAAGCTTTTTCAAGATCAGTTTGCGCTGGAAGTTCTGTCGGAGACAGAGTGCACCGAAGAACTCGTTCTGTGCCATCCTTCTTTACGAAGGTAACATTTGCGATTCCATTTTGAAGAATACCTTTCAGGTATTCATTCCGCCAAGAAGCTTCGTTCTGGTCTGTCGTACCATTCAATGAGTTTGTCATAACCACCTACCTTTTCTGTGTCAATTATAATGAAAGGAACTGTTCTTACGTCCGGAAAGCTTTCCATAAACTCTTCGCGTGTAAGATCTTTTCCTATCTTCTTCTCTATATACTGTTGTCCTTTATTTGTAAACAAGTTTTTTGCTTGTACACAGAATGGACAATTGTCTTTCGTATAGATTAGAATGTTCTTATTCATCGCTTGTCGCTTTGCTGTAAATACCTGTTGATCGATTTTTTGGATTACCCCAAACACCGTTCGCACGCACTTTAATAAAGCGCATGTTAGACTGTGGACCAGGAACAGTAATCCACGGATTTTGGCCTTTGCGCCAAGCTTTGAGCTTATTGTAGGCCTTTTCGCCTTCGCTGCGATCTTGACGAACTTCTTTCACGCCAGCCACGATCGAGCGACGTTGGCCTTTTGATACTACCTTCGTACGCGTTCTTTTCTTACCCATTATAACACCTCATTTTTCTCAATTAATGTCAACCCGTTTTCTCGGTCTATATACTTATACTCAACTTTTGTAGGGCTCCAAACTTCAATAGCTTTAAACACATCATCAATATTTAGTGTGCTACAGGTATAGACGTCTAATTGAGCAAGCGCAGGTTCGCACTCATCCCAAACATGAAGAGCGATATGACTCGTCTCAATAATAGTGACTGCAGTCAAACCGCGATTCCCGACCATATCTGAGTAAACAGAATAAGGACCCATCAGGACCTTCATATCGATTGCTTCTACTAGTCGATGCATCCACGCATTAATTGCTGTGGTGCATTGTGGAGGATTGTTCAGCTCTGCTCTTACAATCAAATGCTTGTGTTCTAGTACCTTACCCACCTCATAAATTCTCCTATTCGGGGTTGAAAAGTAAAGCCTTGACGTGGCTTGTTTGAATTTTACACGATACCCAACTATTATAATATTGAGGATCTAAGATAGCATCTGTATCGAATATATATTTCGTTTCGAAATAATTACATTCTCCGCGACCCTTACAGAGTCTTAAGATCGTTCTACGAAAGCTATCTTTTCCGTAGAGATCAATATCTTCTTTGAGGGAAGTAGAAGATCCATAGTAGTCTCGCCAATCGGACTCTACGCGAAGCTTTTTTCGTTTGCCTTTGACAGTTTTGTATCCGGCTTTGGTCAGATACTTACGACCGATATATTTCTTACCGTTGACTAAGTTTTCGATGAGATATATGAAGCCATAATAATCTTCGACTTCAGTAAATTCTTTGTCTTCG